GAGGCAAAAGAAAGGTTACGTCGGAGTCAGACTGGAAACGATACTTTGGAAGCTCTGAGGAACTTAAACAGGATATTAAGTGCCTTGGTAGAGGTGCTTTCAGACGAGAAATAATATCTTTACATACCACACTTGGTAAAGTTAATTACGAGGAGACCAAGCAACTATTCCTTAACAATGTGTTAATGGAGGCACTTGACGACGGAACACCAAAGTATTATAATAGCAATATATTAGGACGCTATATGCGTAAAGATTATGGTAACTTTGAAACAAACACTACTGAGAACTCGTGAATGGTCTCTGATTCGTATGAACGATGTAGAACCAGTTGCTGATAAGAATGCTATATACAAAGAGTTTGAGGAGTGGATTGAATTGGATGACAATCTTGATCATGACATCTATTCATTAGCATATATCGGTGAGGATAGTGAGTATGACATATAAGTACTCACCCCATCAGATGTTACTTCGACAGGAGGCACTTAAGATTCTCTTAGGTCAATTTGGATCTAAGAATAATGAAAGAGGTTTGCCAAAATATCAAAGTCACATTTTCTATGAATGTGCCGAACAATGGGTTGCTTCAGGTAATTTAAATTGTGATGGCATAATAAAACATTTTCTGAGTATATATGGAGGTTACAATGCAGAAAATTATTAACGGGATTGCTATTTTCTCAGGTGCAGTTGCACTTGGAATAGTTGGTCTTGGTGGATACGTATTCATTCGCAAGGATGCAATTATTGAAAACGTCAAAAGTAAAGTTATGGAATCAGTATTACCTAGTGGAATTGGTGGTGCTATAGGTGGAGCAGCTGGAACAGGTTTATTACCACTAGCATCTCCTGATGCACCAACACAAGATGCTCCTGATGCAGGATTCAGTATACCTGAGTTTTAAATAAAATTCTGCTATATAGATTAGATACAATAGTCTTATGGCAGACGAAAAGAAAAAAGACGAACAAAAAGTAGAAGCAAAAGAGGAAAAGAAAGGTTTCTTCAGTAAGTTAAAAGAACACGCTGAAGATAAAGAAGAACAAATGATGATCCTCTCTACTTTTGTTCGTTTAGGTATTTTGGTATGGAGTGGAGCAATATTAACATTGGCATACGTCGAGTTGCCACCGGCACTTAAAATTCCAAAGCAAGATCTGGATCCGACATTTATAGCTTCGGTTTTCACAGGAGTTTTGGCCACTTTCGGTGTCACTACGTCTAAGAGAGGAGCACAAGGTGGTGCGAATGGTGGTGTAAGTAAAGGTGATATGGAGAAACTTATCGCAGCAGCATCACAAACAGCACCTGCACAAACTATACGTATTGAACAAGCACCAGTACAGATAGTTCCAAATAAAAAAGAATAATAATTTGGAGGTTTTATGAATAAGTGGATTGGTATTAGTTTAGGAACAGTCTTTGGATTGTCTCATATAGGTATGATAGGTATGCTTGCGAATAGGGAAAGTAAGTTACCATCGTTGAACATACCTGTTGGGCCATATACATCTTATGTGGCATCAGTCGATAAAGATGGATATAAGATAAGTTATAGTGCAAATGATCCAAAGGTCATGATTACCACAGAGGAGGTAAACAAGAAGGCCGGGTTTCTTGGATTGGGTAACAACAAAGTGGAAAGAGTTGTTGAGTACACGATGGATGGTTCAGAACATCACGGTGGGCCAGTATCGACCCCAACAGCATGGATTGATCCGTCTGCTCAAGGACAAGGAAACAAACCAAGCGACAAAACAATCGCATGCATCAAAGCAATCGGATCAGGAGAAGGCACAGGCCGTGTGGTCGGGTCTAGTGTTGGTGCTAGTGTTGCTCCTTCCCTTAGTAATATTCCTTTTATTGGCTGGGTGGCTGCTGGTTGGGTAACAATGTTTGGTGGTAATCAGGGTGCAGATATCGGTGGAACTATGGCAGAAAGTATGAGTAGAGATTGTTAATGAAATTAATCGAAGGGTGCCACTCTTTGAAACTTGAGTGTGCACTTAGAGATCTAGGATTTGTGGATATCGGATGGAAGTGTGTTGCCCATGCCGGTATCTTTTTTGTGCAACCAGTCGGTATTCCTGATGATCCAGATGGAGATTTACTTGGATTTAATATTACTGTTCCGTATGCAAAGCACTATAAAAAGGTAAAAATGTTACAATCTGCACGTAAAGCACTTGACTACGCTCAAGGTATAGACTAGATATAGTATAGAGTTAATTATTTTTATGATCTTCCTATCAAACCCACAAGTATGGACATTATCAGGCACATGGTCTGACAGAGCACTAAGTGCAACTGGTCTCACTGATATGGAATTAGTAATGACACTTAATACAATTACATTACCAATTGTTTTTGTGCTTGCAATATATGCTTTGTCTGTTAATAAAAGAAAAAGAGTTTAAGTTATCATAAACATTGCTTTTTGCAATTCCTTAGAATGGTCTAATTCATCCTGTGCAATCTCTGCAATTTTTGTATCTTCAGGATGATATGCGCTATACTTAGTGTAAGTTTCAAATGCATGTTTTTCAATTTTCATGTTAATATCATAAGCGTTACGAGGATCGATAAGATAGTAAGCAACCATGATCCAATAATAAAGTAGAACAAGATGCTTGGCAAAGAACCGATCAATCCAGTACTTATTGCCCTCCCTAAGCTCCATCTCTTCCAAGTGTTCCGTTTCATTGAGTGCCTGATAGAAGTGCTCTTTCATTAAATATATATGTTCTTCGCCTCGAAGACCAAGAGATTCACGGAAATGTAACACACTGATGAACGAAAAGTATGGTGCTCTAGCGATTACTTCTAGAACCCAAAATCTTTGAAAGTCTCTACCTCTGTAAAGAAAGTCTAGGATGTATATCGTTACATCCAAGACCCATGTATTAAATTTTTTCATACCCAAGCATAATTAAGTGAAGCGAAAACTGCCACAGTAATTATTCCAAAGAGTATAGTTGTTGATTTGATAGGTAAATTTTTCATTTAATCTCCTTAATTGAATCCAAAGAAAAAGGATGTTCCTGTAGATAGGGAACATCCTCTCTGGCATTTCTTGCTGCTTCAAATGCGTCATCCGCATATTCGCTTATTTCGTAGTGTTTTTGGTTTTGGTCGTGCCAACCAAGTGTGTAGTGGGACATGATGCTTTTCAACTCCAGTACATTTGTATTTAGTATAGCACGTAGGTATAATTACGCAGTGACATGTCGGTTTCCACACATTAATATATACAATATGTTCATTTCCTTTTAATGACTAAAAAAGAAAAACCGCGTCTGTATGCAAAAGATAGAATGGAATACTTTCGCGAGTTTCATAGAGTGATTGCACCAGTTGTTGTTCGTAAAATTTATGATAAAAATGATTAAGATCGTTTCGTTAATGTTTATACTCACAGCGTGTGGGACTGCACCAATCACTGATCCTCCTGCACATGCATTTGAACTGGAGATCGAAAGAGGTCAGTGGGATCGTGTTTATCATGCGATAGAGTATCTCAAACGTGGTCAAGTAAAACGTTCAGAAACAAAAGCGTCTGACACTATAAATAATGCACTTACAGAATTCTATAATGGGAGTAATGACACCACCGAGCAGAAAGAGCTGCTACAACTTCAGAGTGACGGAGATTAATCGTGTTCTTGACGGGGATACTATTGATGTCACCATTGATCTTGGGTTTGATTTATACAAGAAAGAAAGAGTTAGAGTTGCAGGAGTTGATACTCCGGAGAAGAGAACAAGAAACCTTGAAGAGAAAGCACTGGGAATAGATGCTACTAATTGGTTAAAGAAAAAACTCGAAGATACTATTTCTGGGGAAGACGAATTATCAATTAGAACTGAATTGAAAGGTGGGGTTGGTAAGTATGGTCGTTTACTTGGTTGGTTATATATTGGTGACTCAACAGTATCGATCAATGAAGAAATGATTGGTGAAGGATATGCTTGGCCATACGATGGTGGTACAAAACAAAAAGATTTTGAGGAACTGAGAGAAATTAGAAGATCTCGTGGAACATTAGTGGAGGAGGATTAAAATGATTTTTGCTATTTTAGCTGATGCTGCAAAAGCATATAATGATATATCTTGGCCAGATGCCATACCATTTTTGATTTGTATTATTGGACTTTATTGGATTAAAGTTAAAATTGATACAAGAGCGGGAATAGGTAAAAAGAAATTGAGACAACTTAAAGAAGTTATCAAAGAAGCGATTGATGAAACGATTGGATTAGAATGAAACTTTTTATCAAAATTGGTATCGGTATATCATTAGCAACTAATGTTTTTGTTTTTTCTCTTGCCATATATGGATTATTAACTCGTGATGCCAGAGTTCAAGAAAATCGAAAATGGTTAAGTGATCAAATAAGACAAGAGGTTTACAATAGTATAAAGTTAACCATGCCACCAACGACAGGTAGAGTGAATGTCGGAAATAAATGAAATAAACATACCTAATGTTATAATTCCAAAGTTAGGGACAAATGATGTATGGTTAAATGGTATTCCCTTTATTCCAAATAATTATGTTCCTGTCACTTTACAAATCGGGTTTCCAATTGTTGAGATGCCGGGTTGTGTGGAGATGCATCAGGATAATAAAGATCATGTTACACGACTACCTTTTGATAAAGATCTCGTAAATCAAGATCCAAAAGGTAGTGTCACTTTATGTCCACATGGTGAGTATCCATCATATAATGCGATGGATTATCAACCAGAACAATTAATTATACAGAAAGAAGTACCACCCCCACCTGTTGCACCACCACCTGATGTCGAACCACCATCAATACCTGATACTGGTAACGTAGGTGGAAAGGAGGATATACCTTGTCCCGGCCCTGCACAACTTCGTGTTGGTGATGTAACTCAATCAGGTGATGAAAGAGTTGTTGGTCATCGACTTATTGATAATGGTAAAACTTGTGAGACATTGTATGAACCAACCACAGTGCTCGAAAAGTATGTTCCTCCAGTAAATCAGGTAACATCTGTGACAGCACTAGCAGTTGTGGCTACAGCAGGTGCTGCTGCAACTCCATTATTGATTCGAGTTATAAAACCTGTGATTAAAAAAATATGGACTACGATTCAGAAGAAATTGGGTAAAGACGTTAAGGAACCAAGTCGTGAGTTAAAAAGGACTAATGCGTATCGTCAGAAGAAAGGATTGCCACCTCTTAAAAAATAATTAAGGTTTACCAATTGATATATCTTCCAAGTCACTTGCGGTTCCATTTGGAAGAGGTTTATGATTAATTGTATGGGTATGATCTGCTACAACTCCGGGTGGATTTACTAATACAACATCGGCACATACTTTGTGATATGGTGATTTTGGATGGAACATGATACCAGCTTTCATCAATTCACCGCAATTTTTTAAACGAGCTATTTCAAAGTCTAATCTTTTATTTGCAACACTTTGATTCATCAATGCGATATTCGCTGCTGCTGCATCTTTACATTGTTGTTGTAATTCCTTATCTAATGGATTTGACCACGTAGCAGAAACACCAACTGATAACGTGCTACTATCTTTTTGTCCAGTTCTCACAGGTTTGTAATATAAAATTTCTCCGGGATTGTCTGGCACCGAGTCATCATTTGCATCCACATTGTTATATACTGGATCCATCCAATAATCCTCATACGGCCGCTTGACTGCAATATTTCCTGTAATGAACGGAGTAACATTCATGGTAGGGCCTTGACACTGTATCCCATTTCCATATGTGTTAGTTATATACGGCCCCTGTAAAACTTGTATAGCTTGATTGGTCACTGAGCCACTACTATTTGCCACAGGATTCGCTGTTGCACTTACACCTCCTACATCTGAAGCGTATGAGGGAAAGCAAGAAGCGGTAGACAATATCAGCGTACTTGCTAATTTGAAAATACGCTTGTTGTGGTTGTGACACTTTGTATTTCTGTCGTTCGATTTATTACTGTGTGATTTTTGAGGCCTGGCCCAGAAAAACTTTCTGTAAATTGGAAGGCTGCCCCCGGTGTTGTAATCGTGAAGTTTGGTTTGTTGTTTACATCCAAATCCGTCCATGTTGAAGTCACTCCATTCAATGTATTACTATTTCCT